GGTTTGGCCCGCTTTAAAACATTGACCAGGTCGCCCACTTTATCCCCACCCGTTTCATCGACCATCCGATTCCTCCTCGATCATGCCACCAGCCGCAACATCCGCTCGGTCGTGCGCTCTTCGGGTTTCTTGCCGGAATCCAGATACATCTCATACAGGATGGTGACGGCCTCGGCCTTGTCGGGCGGTTCCAGCACCAGGCGGTGCCGTGTCAGCACCAGCTCCACCACCTCGATCACCTCCCGCAGCAAGGCGGCGTTCAGCGTCTCCTCCTGGCCCACCCCCTCCTTTATATAAGGAGAACCCTCCCCGGTCAGAAGCCAGTTTAAATCTGTCTTTTGACTAATTCCCCAATTTATTACCAATGGCAGCAGCGTCCCTCTTTTCTTTCGAATACTGAATTCTTGTGGGGTTAATTCAAATAATTCAGCGACTTCTTTATCAGTTGAGAAGTTTTTAGCCTCTTTTATGCGAGAAATTATTTCATTAAAATTATTCAAAACAGCGATTTTATCCTTGACATAGTTGTTGAATAAACCGATAAAGGAATCATCACAACAATGACCGAAGCTAAGCGTACCACCGAAAACACTGCATTTCAATGTCTACTTGCGAGGATATTTTGGTCGAGAAAGCCGTACAAATACCGCTACCCCTTACCCGTCACCGCACCGCGCATTTGCGGGCGGGCGCTTTGCGCACCAAGGCGGCGGTGCACGAGGCCCTGAAAACGGCCCTCAACCGCTGTGAGATGGCGCGGGAGGACGTGGCCAAAGAGCTGTCGCGATTGGTCGGTGAGGACATCTCCATCAACACGCTCAACAACTGGTGTGCGGAGGGCAAGACCAACCGCCGCTTCCCGCTGGAGTGCGCCAAGGCCCTGGCCCTGATCACGGGCGATACCGGCATCCTGGACGCGGCCCTGGCGCCGGAGTTCGCGGCCCTGGACGAAGACGGCCGGGCCTGCCTGGAATACGGCCGCCTGGTGATCGAGGATCAGATGCGGGCCAAACGTAAACGCCAGCTCAAGGAGCGGGTCATCAAGGAGGGATTCGAATCATGAAAACATGGCGCAAGAAGCTGCACCCGGAAACCCGGGCCGTGCTGTTCTGGATGATGGAAAAGGAAGTGCTGTCCGCGGATATCGCCCGGGATCTCAAGGTCGACCACAGCGCGGTGAGCCACTTCCTGGCGGGCCGGATCGCGTCGGCCGGACTGCGGGAACACTTCATCACCATCGGCTGCCCGGCGCGGCTGATGAAGGGGTTGGACCGGCTGCGGGGGAAACTGCGACGCGAACCAAGAAAGGAGGCCGTGTGATGACCAACGTGTGTGCCTGGTGCGGCAAGGCAATGGCGCCGGTGAAGGGCGAACGGCAGCGGATCAATTTCGGGATCTGCCCGGCCTGCCTGCCGGAATGGCGGGAGGAAATGCAACTGGTGGTGGCGGCCCATCCGGGCGGGGCGCTGCATGGAAAACCCGAGGGAGGATCAAAATGGGCCTGATCAACCGGTATATCGAGAAGTTCACCTGGTATTTTTTAACTTTTATGGCGGGTCTGGGCGGCGGGTATTTCTGGTGCATGGCGGCCTTCAACCTTTTTCCGGGAGGACACTGATGGCGCGGGAATTGACCTTGAACGACATGGACAAACGGGACCTGGTGGAGGTGATCGCGAACCTGAAGCCGGTGGCGGCGCTTTTTACCCAGGAGGTGATCGCGCAGTTCGTGATCGGCCGCGAGACGGAAGCCCTCAACCACCTGCACGCGCGCATCGATAAGATGGGCAAGGCGGCGGAGCGGGCGCGGTCAAAGACGGCCAAAGAGAAGATATTGAAAGCCGCATACCATTTGGTGGTGCGGTTTAACCGGAAGATAGACCGGGTGGCGGACCTGCGCGAACGCTTCCCGGAAGAAGTAAAAGAGGAGAAAAAACAATAATGGACCAGGACCCGATGGATATGGCGGGCGAATGCATCAAGGAGTTTGCCGAATCGGAACGGCAACTCAGGGACGCCCTTAAGCAATGTGTGGCCGTGCTGCGCCAGTGGCACGGGGAGGAAGTGTTCGACATCTACTACAACCACGCGCCGGAAATGCAGGCCGTGCGCGAGGCCCTGCCCTATGAGCAGGCTATGGGAGAAAATTGACGATGGGGAACAGCTACCGGCGGATCACGGCCCTGGCCGTGACGGAGAAGATCTTGAAGCACCTGGCGGACCAGCGCGAGCCGTCTGTGGCGGCGGACATCAGTAAGGCTCTGGATATACCCACCGGCACGGTGATGTGCCACCTTTCCACCCTGGAGGATTTCGGATGGGTGCGCCGGGTTGGCGAGCACTGGGTGATAGGGATGGCGCTTGCGATCTACTGGGCGAAACAGAGGGCCTATCTGGAGGGCGGAATCGCCCGCATGCAAAACGACCTTAATAAAATAGGAGTGTAATTCGATGGCAAAGCAGAGTTTATTCGAGCAGACCGTCAAGGCGGACACTGAAGCAGCCCTTTCGATTGTGGATATGGAACAGAAACAGGAGCTATTGAAGAAAACCGAGCAGGAGCACCGTGAGGCGTTGCTCGCCAAAACGCACGAAATGGTCGGCCAAATTAGAGCGGCTGGCATGCTTTCAAAATTTGCTAACGTTAGCAGTTTGGTGTGGCTTCAACAGGTCAAGAAATCCAAGATCTATAAAGACCTTCCGAATATTGGAACATGGGAAAGCTTCTGTAATTACATAGGAATCTCAAGACAGAAGGCGGATATTGATATTCAGAACCTGGCGACCTTCGGGGAAGAATTTCTGCTAACGGTTAGCAGTTTATCCGTCGGCTACCGTGAGCTCAGAAAGCTCAGCTACCTAACTAAAGATGGGGATATCATCATCGATGCCGAGTGTGTCGTGATCGGCGAGGAGCGCATCCCGCTCACGCCGGATCACACCGAGGACCTGCAGGCCGCCATCGAATCCCTGCTGGAATCCCGCGACAAAAAGATCGAAGACCGCGAGGCCACGATCCGGGTCAAGGACCGGTTGATCGGCGAGAAGGAAAAGGTGATCCAGAAGCAGGAAAAGATCATCACCAAAACCGAGCAGCGCCTGGCGGAGCGGGGCCTGGCGCCCGGCGAGGAAAATTTTATCCAGGACATGGAAAAACTCAAAGCCCGCATCACGATGGTGGAGCTGACGCTGGACCCGCGCAACATGCCCGAGGAGATGACGCCGCTGATGACGGCGGCCCTGATCGAGACCCTGGGGCACGGCATGCGGGTACTGCACGCCCACTACGACGAGGCGGTAACCCTGTACGGCCACCCGGATACGGACGGCGGCTGGACCCAGCCGGAGGACGATATCCCACTCCCCACCGAAGATCCCGCGCCCGGCGATTGCAGCGCCTGCCAGTGGCACAAGGCCATGAGCAATTCTAAAAAAGGCGTCAAGATTCCCGGCGGATTCGGTAAATGCACCCGGCCTGAAGGCCACTGCAACCCCACTCAGCCCAATACCGGTATCTAAGGAGACCTTCTCATGCGGTGGATCCAGGAGATGGTGGATAAGCTCACCTGCGCCCAGAACGGCGAAAAAGCCAAAGTGATCGAGGCCTACATGTATTTGACCGGCAAATCGTCCCAGCAGCTCTACCGTATCGCCAAAAAGAACGGCTACCGGTCCGGCCGCAAGAAACGCCGCGACGCCGGCGCCTGTGAGCTCAACGAAACGCAGGTCGAGTTTATCGCCTCGCAGATTCACGTCACCACGCGGGAGCTCAAGGGGCCGATCACGCCCGTGGCCAAGGCGCTGCGGGATGCCGAGAAAAACAACATCATCGAACCCGGCACGATTTCCGAATCCCGCCTGCAGGCCATTTTACGCGAGCGCAACATCAACGCGGCGGCGCTCAAAGCGCCCGAGCCCCATATCCGCATGCGCAGCCTGCACCCCAACCACGTGCATGTGTTCGACGCCTCGGTCTGCATCCAGTACTACCTGAAAGGGAAAAACGGGAAAAAGGGCCTGCGCATGATGCGCGAGGACCTTTTCTATAAAAACAAGTGGCAGAATTTTGCCGTGGTCAACGACAAGCTGCACCGCTACGTGCTGGTGGACCACTTCTCGGGCGCGATCTGGGTCAAATACTACTACACGGGCGGGGAGACCCAGGAGAACCTCTACGACTTTTTGCTGTCGGGCTGGGATTTCAAGGACGAGCGGTTCCCCTTCCGGGGCGTGCCGCGCTACATGCTGTGGGATGCGGGGGCGGCCAACACGGCGGCCGCCATCAAGGAATTCGTCAAGCGCCTGGGCATCAAGACGCCGGACGCGCTGCCCCACAACCCCAAGCGCCAGGGCGCGGCCGAGGTGACCCAGAACATCGTGGAGCGCTGGTTCGAGAGCGGCCTGCGGATGGAGCCGGCCCACACGGTGGAGCAGCTCAACGAGTGGGCGCTGGACTGGTGCATCTGGTTCAACGCCAGCCGCATCCACACCCGGCACAAAATGACGCGAACGGACTGCTGGCTCAAATACGTCCGCCAGGAGCACATTCGCGACCTGCCGGACCGCGAAATGCTCCAATATCTCTTCGCCCGGCCGGGGGAGGAGCGCACCGTCAAGGGCGACTACACCATCACCTACCACTATAAGCGCAGCGGCTCGCGCACCTACAACCTCAAACATGTCGAGGGGGTCATCCCCAACCGCACCAAGGTCATGGTCATCCTGCGGCCATTCAGCTGGCCGGAGATCGGCGTGGTGGTGAACGACACCGAGCACCTGGTGCCGCCCGTGGGCACGGTGGAGGGTAGTTTCAGCGCGGACGCGGCCGTGATCGGCGAGGAATTCAAACGCATGCCGGAAACCCCGGCCCAGCGCATGAAGAAGCGGGCCGAAAACCTGGCCTACGGGAAAAACCGGAAGAAAGACGACGTGCCCTTCGAGGGGCTGCGCATGTTCGGCCACCACGCCGAGGACGTGCAGCATACCTACATGCCGCGCGTGGGAACCCCGCTGGAAATCCGCAAGCCGGCCGCCGGCGACCCCGTCAAGGTCATTCCGCTGATGGTGTTTTTCAAGCAGTTGATCCAGGCCGGCGTGCGCCTGACCCCGGCGCTCAACGCCGAGCTGCGGGCGGAACTCGGCACGAGTGTCCCGGCGGACCGGGCCGACGCGATCGTGCGGGCCCTGGTGGAAGGCGAAAGCTGGCAGCCGGAAGGCCCGGCGGCCCAGGCGCTTTAGGGCGGTACCGCCCGAATTGAAATTGGAGGTTTGATATTTTGAAAGACAGGCATCCCAACCGGAAAGGAGATCCTATGGCAACCGCACAGGTGTACCGGGACGCATTCGAGCCGGTGGTGTTGAAGCAGCTCGTCACGGCCTGCGGCATCAGCCAGGGCGAGCTGGCGGCGGCCGTGTCGGCCGAACTGGGGCGGGCCGTGTCGCGGCCCACCATCAACCTGGTGGTCAACCGGGGCTACGCGCCCCCCAAAATGGCCGGCCTGCGGCGGGCCGTGATGGCGGTGATCGACCGCCACCCGCGCGCCCAGCAGTGGCTGACCGCAAACGGCATGGCCACGGACGCCCTCTGGGAGCCCCTGGGGCGCGAACTGCGCCTGGCCCTGCCGGCGGACCAGGGGCGCCGCGTGCGCGGCCGCCAACCGTCGAAAGCGCCGGCCATGCGGCCCGGCGACCCCATGAACATAACCGTAACCTGGGAGGTGGAAATGATCAGTCAGGAGGCCCTGCGGCATTTTAAAGTATTCCGGAACCCTTTTATCGACGACATCCAGAAGGATGCCGACATCTACATGAGCGACGAGCACCGCTACATCGAGGCCGCCATGCTGGACGCGGCACGCCACGGGGGGTTCCTGGCCGTGATCGGCGAGGTGGGCAGCGGCAAGAGCGTCATGCGCCGCAAAGTGATCGAGCAACTTAAAAGGGACGGCGACACCCTGGTGATCTACCCCCAGACCATCGACAAGACACGCCTCACGGCCGCCAGCATCTGCGACGCCGTGATCCTGGACATCTCCAGCGAGAAATGCCGGGTGAAGCTGGAAGACAAATCGCGCCAGGTGCAGCGCCTGCTGATGGACCGGGCTAAATCGGGCTACCGGCATGTCTTGATCATCGAGGAGGCCCACGACCTGCACGTGCGCACCTTGAAATACCTCAAGCGCTTCTACGAACTGGAGGACGGCTACCGCAAGCTTTTGGGCATCATCCTGATCGGCCAGAGCGAGTTGAAGCACACCTTCAACGAGGGCCAGAACGTGGACATGCGCGAGGTCATCCGGCGGGTGCAGCTGGCCGAGATCCGGGGCTTGAACGGCCATTTGAAGGAATACCTGGCGGTCAAGTTCAAGCGGGTGGGCAAAAAACCGGAGGAGCTCTTCGCCGAGGACGCCTACGCGGCGCTTTCCCGGCGTCTCACGAGTACCAGCCGGGACGGCAAGCAGAAGGTCTCCCACGCCTACCCCCTGCTGGTGAACAACTACGTGGCGCGGGCCATGAACCTGGCCTTCGAAATGGGGGAGACCGCCATCACGGCCGACGTGGTGATGAGCCTGTAAGTCGTGAAGCGTGATTCGTGAACCGTGAAGCGTGATTCGTGATTCGTGAACCGTGAAGCGTGAACCGTGAGGAGAAGCAATGCCGGAAATGAGATTCACCAAGCACTTCGAGGAAAACTGGCTGGCGCGGGTGGGCAACTACCCAACGAAAGACACGGTGTCCGCCATCATCCATAAATCGATGCGGGTCCAGGGCTGCCGCGAGGTGATCCTGGACGGAAAACCCTGGCGGGTGCTGGCCATCTATTGGCATCCGGAGCTGGACATCGTGATCAAGATCGACCCCATCGACAACTGCTGCGTCACGGTCATGAGCCGGTCCTGCTGGCGGCATGACGGCCAGCAGGCGGATGCGGCGGATGATGGCGACTGCGATCCGGGCCCGGCCGCCAGCATCACGGAAATGTTTCTGCGACAGCAAAGGAGGGCGGGATGAGATACACGCCGGACCAGAGCGAGGCGGCCAAATGGACCCAGAAATGCCTGGTGGATTTAAAGGGCCGCCAATGTTTCTGCGGCAATGTCAAACAGAGCGGCATGAGTTTCTGCCGGCGCTGCTTCTGGCGGCTGCCGCAGGACATGCGGCGGGCGCTCTACCAGAAGATCGGCGACGGGTACGAGTTCGCCTACAAGGAGGCCTGCCAGTTCCTGGCGGACACCCGGAGTAAAACCGCATGAGAAACCCCTGCGCCGGCTGCCCGGATTTCGGCAACTACGACAGCCGCACCTGTCAGCAGTGCGAGGATCGTGCGGCCTACGTGACGGCCATCGGCGGGATGACCTGCTCCATGCCGGTGGCGCTGACCGACCTGGGCGGCCGGCGGGGATTGAGGGAGAGCGATATGGGAGAACCGATAGCCAAAGAAGAAAAAAACACTACGGACGGCGGAGGTTTGCTGGCCCGCTGCGACCGCTGCCGGGAGACTAAGGAAATTAAAAAGTTCCGGCGGGTGCGCGGCGGCGGCCGGGCCAAAACATGCGACGACTGCCGCAACGTAGCCATCAAGGCGGCCTTCGCGCGCCGGCGGGAGGAGAAGAAAAAGGCCGCCCTGGAGAAGCTTGTCGAGCCGACCCCCAAGGCGCAAAAGGCGCTGGACGATTTGGGCATAAGGGTGCGGCCTGCGGCGGCGGAGGACAGCTACGAGGGTCTTGCGCTGCCTCCAGGGCACATGCCGGACCCGCTGCTGGCGGATCTTTTCATTGACAACGAGCTGACCCTGCAACGGCTGCACTGGCTGGCCTATTACCAGCGAAGAACCCCGCGCGACCAGATATTCGCGATGGTGGAGCAGGCCACGCCGGAGTGGAACCCTAACAAACACAACCAGAAAATGCGGGAGGTCATTTATGGCAGCTAAAAACATGGACCAGCTGGAGATCGAGAGCCGCATCCTGAAAGTGCTGGCGGGCCACACGGGCCGCAGCCGGGTGATCGGCATGGGCGAGCTCTACGAAAAAATCTTCGGCAAACAGTGGCACAACAGGATCAACGACACCAAGAAGCTGAGGACCGCCATCACGGCCCTGCGGCGGGAGGGGGTGCCCATCTGCTCGGACCCCTCGCCATCGGGCGGCGGGTACTACAACGCCTCCACGCCGGGGGAATTGAACGCCTACCTGGACCGCGACAAGCGCCGGGCGATCAACATCCTGGCCAAGTGCGCGGCCATGCGCCAGATCGCCCTGCCGGAGCTGCTGGGGCAGTTGCAGTTGGAGTTGGAGGGGAAAAAAGCGGTGGTCGGAACACCCCTGGATTCCCGCCTGCGCGGGAATGACGGGCGGGAAGCGAGGGAGGCATGATGACGGACGGGGATGCGGTGCGGCGGGAAGCGGACGAATTGCTGGCGGATATCGCCCGGCACGCGTCGGGGCTGGCGATGGTCGGGGCCGAGGCCGAAGCCGAGATGGCGGCGGTGCGGGAGAAGTACGCCCCGGCCGTACAGATGTACGGCACCCTCCTGCAGGCGGCCGAAAAGCGCTTGCGCGAGCTGACCCGCGAGCAACATGCGGCCCTCCTGGGCGAGGCCGACCGGGTGGACCTGCCCCACGGGGCGGTGCTCTTCACGGTGGAAAAGCGCGTCAAGCGCATCAAGGGCATGCTGGCGCGGCTTAAAAAACACGCCCTGCCCGACTGCGTCAAGACGGCCGAGAGCGTGGACTGGGAGGCCGTGGAGCGGCTGCCGGACGATACCCTGGAAGCCCTGGGGACCGGGTGGAAGGATAAGGAAAACTTCGCCTACGAAGTCCGGGAAGAGGAGTAGGACACGGATGAACACGGATCAGCACAGATCAACCCCCAGCAGCAAGAAGCAGCGGCAGTTGATCGCGATCGGGTGCAATGAGCTGGGGATCGATGCCGAGACGCGGCACGAGATGCTGCGGCAGCGCTTCGGGGCGGATTCGTCCACCCGCATCAGCTACGCCCAGGCGGCCGATTTCCTGGCGGAGTTGAAGGGGCGGGGCTTCACGGTGCGGCCCCGGGTGAAACCGGCCCGATCGCGGCGGGGCACCCCCGGCGTCAAGCGCCAACCGGGAGCGCCGGTGCTGAAGCTGGCCAGCCAGCGGGAGCTGGACAAGCTGGCGGCCGTGGCGGGCCTCATCAAGTGGCGCTACGCCGACGGGCTCCAGCGCTGGATGGTCAAACGCTTCCAGATCGACCGGGTGCGCACGAGCAGCGATGCCTACCGGGTGATCGAGGGCCTCAAGAAGATGTTCGAAAACCGCATGAAAAAAGAGTTCGGGCATGATTGGTGGGCGCGGGTCTATGACGATCCGGGCATCGAGCTCTACAAGACCGAGCACTGCCCCGAGAAATACTGGGCACTGATGGAATCCGCGCGGTGGCGGGCCGGGGAAAAGAAGGCCTCACGCCAAGGCGCAGAGGACGCCAGGAAAAGCTGAAAAATAAAACGGGAGGTTTTAAATGATCGAACCGCAAGAAATCGAAAACAGATTTAAATATCACCGCCCATACAGCGACAAAGCGCAGCGTCACGACGCCATCCGAAAAACGATGGAGATGGCGGCCATGCATGTGAACCGTGCCTGCCAGGACGGCCGCGAGAAGAATCTCGCCATCACCAAGCTGGAAGAGGCGATGATGTGGGCCAATGCCGCGATCGCGCGGAACGATTAACCCGGTAAACGACAAGGGAGAGCGGACATGAAGATGACCATTGCCAAACTGATCGTGGCGGCCATCGCCATTGTGCTGGTGGCCTGGATCGCCAACGGCATCAAAAACCAGTTCAAAGCGGCCCTGGAAAAGCAGCGCCAACAGATCGAGCTGATCGTGCCGGGCAACGCGCCGGAAGAAACGGAGGTGGTCTGATGGGCATGCGCAACGTGCTGGCCTGGCTGGAGGAGCATTTCTCGGAAGAGATCACGGCCATCCACGAGCTCAAATCCTGGCCGGACCCCTTTCAGGCCTTGATGGACGGGACCAAGCGGGCCGAGGTGCGGGCGATGGACCGGGACTTCGCCGTGGGCGACCTGCTCTATCTGCGCGAGTGGAACCCGGTGGAGGAGGCCTACACCGGCCGGCACATCTTCCGGCAGGTGACCCACATCACCCACCCGGGCGAGTATAACCTGCCGGACGGCCTGGGTGTGCTGTCGGTAAGGTGAAAAGCGGTGCTCACGCAAAGGCGCAACGGGCGCAAAGAAAGGCAATCAAGGGAAAAACCATGACCATCATCAGCATCGACTACAGCGTCTATCGCCCCAATTTGCAGACCTTCGATCGCCTGGCCTGGCACTCGGAGACGGCCCTGGGGTGGGCCATCCGCCGGTTCACCGGGCAGCCGGTCAACCACACCGGCCTGGTGCTGCGCTTCGCGGAATACGAACGCTGCGGCCACGACGTGGTCTGCACGGCCGAGGCCCTGGAGACCGGGTTCGACGTCAACCGCCTCTCGCGCCGCCTGGCGGACAATAAGGGCTACTGCATCGTCTATCCGCTGCGGCCGGAATACCACCACCTGCGCCCGGCCCTGGGGGCCACGGCCATCTCCCTGGAGGGAACCCCCTACGACCTGCCGGCCCTGGTGGGCAACGCCCTGGGCTACATGCCCACGGGCGTCAAACTGCTCTTCTGCAGCGAGGGCGTCTTCGTGGTGGGCCGCTCCTGCGGCCTGCCGGTGCCGAAGCAGTGGCGGGAGAAGGCCCCCCGGCCGGGGGGCGACATGGCCTCCCTGGGCTGGTGGCAGGATGTGGGGTACCGGCTGGTGTATTCCAGAGGGGAGTCGTCCTCATGAGAACGCGCCGGCTGTGGACCCGAAAAGAAGTCCGGGTGTTGGAGCGGGACTACCCGGACACGCCCACCGAGGCTCTGGCCGAACGCTTCGGGCGGCCGGTGCGGCAGGTCTATGCCAAGGCCTACGCCCTGGGCCTGCGCAAGAGCAGGGCTTTCATGCAAAGCGAAGCGGCCGGGCGGCTGCTCCCCGGCCACACCAAGGGCCGCGTCACCCAATTCAAGCCGGGGAATGCGCCGCACAACAAGGGCAAGAAGGGCTGGCAGGCCGGCGGCAACAGCGTTAAAACCCGGTTCAAGAAAGGCAACCGCCCGTGCACCTGGCGGCCGATCGGCAGCCAGCGCATGTTGGACGGCTACCTGCAGCGCAAGGTGACGGACACGGGCTACCCGCCCCGGGACTGGAAGGGCGAGCATATCCTCCTGTGGGAGGAACACCACGGGCCGGTGCCTGACGGGCACATAGTGATCTTCCGTGATGGCAACAAGGAAAAAATCGTCATTGAAAACCTGGAGTGCATCACCCGGGCGGAGAACATGCGGCGCAACACGATTCACAACCTGCCGCCGGCCCTGGCGGACGTGATCCGCCTCAAAGGTGTTTTGAAACGCCACATCACCAAGAGGGAGCGCAAAAAATGAAAAACAAGATCGAGGATCTCCGGAACCACCTGTTCAGCACCATCGAGGCGCTGCTGGATGAAGACAATCCGATGGACCTGCAACGCGCCAAGACCGTCAAGGACGTGGCCCAGGTGGTCATCAATTCGGCCAAGGCCGAGGTGGACTTCATGAAGGTCACGGGGGCCGTGGAGGGCAGCGGCTTCATTCCATACGAGCCGCGCAAGCCGGACATGACGGGGCTGCCGGCCCCTGCCGGGAAGGTGAGGAAGATCGCATGAAGCTGACCTGCCCCGCCTGCGGCGCGCCGGCCGCGGCCGAGAGTTGGGAGAACGACGCGGCGGCGCGGCAGTGCCTGCGCCTGGTGACCGAGCTGCCGCGCCCGGTGGCGGTGCGGGCGCTGGGGTATCTATCGCTCTTCCGGCCGGGCACGGGCCGGGGGCTGGCCTGGTCGAAAGCGCTGCGGCTCTTGACGGAACTGAAAGAAGAAATCGCGCGGCCCGCCATCCAGTGGCAGCGCCAGCCGGCCCGGCCCAACACGCCGGCGGCCTGGGGGGAAGCGCTGGAGCGGGTGGTGGGCTGCCCGCCCAGGCGCCTGCCATTGAAAAGCCACGGGTATCTGAAAGCGATCGCCTATGAAATCGCCGACGAGCTGGACAAGGGGGCCGAGCGGCAGCAGATCGCGGCCGAGCGGTCCGGTAACGTGGTGACCCGGCCGCACGTGCTGGTGTCGGAACCCGTGAAGCCGGACTTCGATGCAATCCGCCGCAAAATCAGGGAGGGAAGAAAAAAGACATGAGCACCCAGATCCGCAAAGCCGCCCGTCTGATCTTCCTCCTGCAGGAACACCCCCGGATCACCATCCGGCGGCTTCAGGAGGAGCTTGGCCTCAGCCGCAGCCAGGTCTATCGCAACATCAAGGCGGTTTCCGAGGCGCTCCCCGTCCACATCCAGGGCGGGGTCGTCTTCACTTCCCCGGACGATTCGCCGCAATAACTGAAATTGTGTCGCATGTCATGCGACACTACCCGCCCCAACCCCTACCATTGCTGAATCCACTCCTATAAACTGCACGCGGGATGCCGGAGGAGGGCTGGAACTGCATCCCGCTCTCTCGCCAGCTCGCCAGGACCCTCCCCGGCATCCATCCCGATCACTTGCAGGGGGGCGTGCATGGAAGCCAAAGCCATTTCGATCATCGCCGATCTGATCGCCACCCAGGGCCTGCCGGCGGCCATCCGCCGCCTCCAGGACCTGGATCCGGACCGCCTCACCGTGGAGGCCTTCGCGGCGCTCAAACCCTGCCGCAGTCTGGCCGATCCGGACTGCCATTTTTGTGTGGACGATTCCGCTTTCTGTGACGACGGGGAGGCCGCCTGATGGACTGGTCGGTCATCCGCCATTTCACCCCCGCCGAGTTCGACGACCCGGAAGTGCCCGGCAGCCACGAACACATGGACCCGGCCACGATTCTGCTGCTCGACATGCTGCGCCACAAGACCGGCTGGCCCATCGTGACCCACAACAAGTTCGGCCTGCGGGGCTGCGTCTGCGTGCGCCCGGCGGGCCACGCCATGCAGAGCCTGCACTACGTGGAAAACGGGGCCAGCGCCGTGGACTTCCACTTCATCGCGCCCAACGTCGACCCCCGCGCCCAGGCGATGGCCGTGCTGCAAAGCGGTTTTCCCGGCGTGGGGATTTACTACGACTGGCACTGGTCCGGACTGGCTCTGCCGGTCGCATTTCATGCCGATAACCGCCGGCGGCCCCAGGTGTGGCAGCACACCGCCGCCGGTCGGTACGTTTACCTGCTGCGTTAGGAGCAACCGCATGACCTTTTTTCTGCAGGCCCTGACGGCCGCGGCCAAGGGCAAGAGCAAGACCATCAACATCAACGTGCTGCTGACGGCGGCCCTGGTCTGGTACTGCCAGACCCGCCAGGTGCCGCTGACCCCCGAACAGGCCGCCATGCTGGTGGGCATCGCCTACGGCGCGGTCAACCTGGTGCTGCGCTTCGTCACGGGCAAGAGCCTGCCGGAAAAGGGCATCACCGTGCCCCGCCCCCAGGCCCTGGATGACCTGGTGGCCGTGGCCGAGGCCCACCCGGAAGCCGCCGAGCGCCTGGCGGAAAGCCTGCTGCCGGCCATCAAAGCCGTCATCAAACGCAACCGCGCGGAGGCCTCATGACCCCCGAGCAGATCAGCGCCCTGGCGGCCATCGCCACGATCATCAAGACAATGGGGTCCATGCCCTTCGGCCTCGTGCTGGCCGTGGTCGTGATCGGCCCCTGGGTCTGCCTGTTCGTGGCAATGGGGGTTTCCGGGCGGCGCACGGACAAATCCATCGCGGCCCAGAACCGGCGCATCGACAAGAACGCCCAGGAGTTCCGCGAATATTTCGACCTGCAGGTGAAAAGCCAGGAGAAGCGCTTCGAGGAAGTGGTGCGCATGTACGAGAACAACGCCGACCTGGTGCGGGACTACGCCGACACCTGCACGCGCATGGAGCGCCTCTACGGGGAGACCATCTCGGTGATCTCGCTCAACACCCAGGCCCAATCGAACCTGCTGAACGCCGTCAAGAACAATCAATTCTGCCCCATCGTGCGGGGGAAGGCCGGTACCGAATGAACATGGAACGCGCCGCCATGCGCGGCATGCTCGCCGAGAAAAAAGACATTGCCAACCGCCTGCGGCTGCGGATCGAGGGCAACTGCCGCGCCATCCGCAGCGGCCTCAACACGGCCATGACCCCGGTGGACGACCTGGAGATCCCCCTGATCGCCGGGCAGATGGATGAGTTGGCCGCCGCCTGGGGCGAGCTGCAGGCCCTGCTTAGCGAAATCGCACGCCTGGAGAGGGAGCTTTCCTGATGGCGACCAAGGGCGACAAGAGCAAACTCTACGACGTGGCGCTCAAGATGTACGCCGACGGCCAGAGCCTGACCGAAATCGAGGCCGCCCTGGGCGTGTCGCGCCAGACGCTCTCCACCTGGAAGGCCGACACCAAGCGGCCCGACGAGGAGCTGGACGGCTGGGATAAGGCCCGGCGACGCCGCAACGGCGTGGTCAACCGCCTGCGGAAACTGTTCAACCGGGAGATGGATTTCCTGGAGGACCTGCCCGCCGGGCAACTGCCCAACAATTCGATCGACAGCCTGACCAAGCTGGGCGCCCTGGTGGAGCGCTGGGAAAAGATGGCCGCCGCGGCGCGCAAACGCGCCCTGGAAGACGCGGCCGAGACGGTGGGTGTTTCGGCCAAGCGGGCCGGCATCTCCAACGCCACCATCGAGCGCATCCGGCGCGACGTGCTGAGGATGGCCGAGTGAAAAAAGGCAACGCCAAAATACTGCCGCCCGATCCCGAGGCCCTGTTTCTGCCCTACCAGGAGCGCTGGATACGGGATACAAGCCGCCTGAAGCTGATGGAAAAGGCCCGCCAGATCGGGCTGTCCTGGTCCACAGCCTACCCCACGGTGGAGAGGACGGCCAAGGCCGGGGCCAAGTGGGACCAGTGGGTCAGCTCGCGCGACGAGATCCAGGCGCGGCTTTTCCTGGACGACTGCCGCATGTGGGCCAGGGTCTTCCAGTTGGCGGCCGAGGACCTGGGCGAAGTGGTGGTGGACGCAGGGAAGAAACTGACCGCCCTGGTGCTGCGCTTCGCCAGCGGGCGCTGCATCTACTCCATGAGCTCCAACCCCGACGCCCAGGCGGGAAAACGCGGCGGGCGCGTGCTGGACGAATTCGCCCTGCTGGGCGACCCGCGCCAGATGTGGTCCATTGCCTATCCGGGTCTCACCTGGGGCGGCCTGCTGGAGGTCATCAGCACCCACCGCGGCAGCCGCAACTTTTTCAACCTCCTGATCCGCGAGATCCTGGAGCAGGGCAACCCCAAGAACATCAGCCACCACCGGGTGACCCTGGAAGACGCGTTGAACCAGGGCTTCCTCTACAAGCTCCAGCAGGCCCTGCCGGCCGACGCCGAGCAGCAGGCGATGGACGAGCCCGCCTATTTCGATTTCGTGAAGTCCGGCTGCGCCGACGAGGAAAGTTTCCAGCAGGAATACATGTGTATTCCCGGCGACGACGACACGGCCTTCCTGGAATACGACCTGATCGCGGCGGTGGAATACCCCTCCGGCGAGGACTGGGAGCTGGCGGCCCCACCGGCCAAGCTGGGAACCAACCTCTACGCCGGTCTCGACATCGGCCGCAAGAAGGATCTGACCGTGCTGTGGGTGCTGGAACTTCTGGGCGACGTGCTCTATACGCGCGCGGTGATCGAGATGCGGAACATGCGCAAGTCCGCCCAGGAGAAGATTTTCTGGCCCTGGCTGCCGGTGATCAACCGCACCTGCTTCGACTACACCGGCCTGGGGATCGGCTGGGGCGACGACGCCCAGGATAAATTCGGCGAGCACCGCGTGGAGCTGGTGACCTTCAGCACGAAAGTCAAAGAGGCCCTGGCCTACCCGCTGCGCGGCAAGATGGAGGATCTTAGGGTGCGCATCCCCTACAGCCGCGAGATCCGCGCCGACCTGCGCGCGGTCACGAAACAGACCACCGCGGCCGGCAACATCCGCTTTACGGCCGAGCGTTCGGAGGACGGCCACGCCGACCGCTTCTGGGCCCTGGCGCTCGCGATCCACGCCGCCAGCAGCCCGAGCGGGCCGACCGAGTATCAATCCGCCGGCAAGCGCCGGTTTGCGCAAAAAGGAGCCTGGTGATGACGGTGCTCTACGACCAGTTCGGGCGGCCGGTGCCGCCCACCAAGCGGCCCGCCGGGCGCGCCCTGGCGGCGGCCCCGGTGACCGACGCCTGGCGCGAGTACGTGGCCGACGGCCTGACCCCCCGGCGCCTGGCGACGGTTTTTAAAGAGGCCGACAACGGCGACGTGCGCCGCCAGGCCGAGCTCTTCGACCAGATGGAGGAGCGCGACGGGCACCTGATCGGCGAGCGCAGCAAGCGCAGCAACGTCATCCTGGATGTGAATTTCGAGGTGCGCCCGGCCAGCCAGGACGGCCGCGACGTGAAAATCGCCGAATTCGTCGAGGATTACCTGGCCAATTTCACCGACTGGCCGGACGTGCTGGTGAGCCTGCAGGACGCCGTGGGCAAGGGCTACGCCGGGCTGGAGATCGGCTGGGACATCACCAGCGGCCAGGCCCTGCCGCAAAGCTTCGACTTCATCGAGCAGAAGCGCTTCCTCTTCCTGGACGACAAGGGGATTCTCTCCCCGACCCCGCGCCTGATCACGGACACGGCCTCGATGGGCGAGGACATCCCGGCCTGGAAAATGCTCTTCCACCGCTACGGCGGCAAGTCCGGGCACCCCACGCGCAGCGGCATCATGCGGGTCTGCGCCTGGATGTATCTCTTCAAGAATTATTCCATCAAGGACTGGGTCATCTTCTGCGAGGTCTTCGGCATGCCGCTGCGCCTGGGCAAATACGACCCCGGCGCCAGCGAGGACGACAAGCGGGCCCTGGCCGTGGCCCTGGCCTCCATCGGCACGGACGCGGCCGGCGTCATCAGCCGCGACACGGCCATCGAGTTTATCGATAAAGTGCAAAAGACCGCCTCGGGCGATCTCTACAGCGGCCTGGCGGGCTTTGCCAACCGCGAGATGAGCAAGGCCCTGCTGGGCCAGACCCTCTCGGCCGAGGTGGGCGACACGGGCAGCTACGCCGCCGCCAAGACCCACAACGAGGTGCGCCTGGATCTCCTGCTGGCCGACGCCCGGGCCATCGCGGCCACGGTGCGCCACCAGGTGGTGCGGCCCATCGTGGGCTTCAACTTCGGCTGGGACGCCCCCGTGCCCCAGTATGTCGCGGTCTATGACGAGGAAGAGGACCTGGGCAAGAAATCCGAATGGGTGGGCGGCCTGCTGGATCGCGGCGTCACCATGCCGCTGTCCTTCGTGCGGCGGGAGTTCAATATCCCCGAGCCGGAGGGCGACGAGCCCGTGATCGGCGCCACGCCCGCCGCGGCCCAGCCGCCGGAGCCACAGGCGGCCAAGCTGCGCCGGATCGCGGCGGCCCTGAAGCCGGGGCGGCAATTTTCAGAGGAGCAGCAGGCCCTGGAGGGGCTGGCGGACGACGCCATGACCCGCGCCCTGGCCAACTTCGCGGCCAACGAGGATAAAATCCGGGCGGCCATCGCCACGGCCGACAGCTTTGAAGACGCCGTGCGCCGCGTGCGGGAGATCGCCCCGGCCCTGGACACCGACACGCTGGTGGAGGCCCTGGAGCAGAGCCTGCTGGCGGCCCACCTTTTCGGACGCTACACGGCCGGAGGCCGCGAATGAAGATCGAACCGATTCATCTTAAATCGATACCGATGGAAGATGCGATCGCCTTCTGGAGCGAGCTGCTCCTGCTGACGCCGGAGGCCTTCCGGGCGCTGTCCGACGCGGCCCGCGCCAAGGCCTTTTCGGTGGCGGGGCTGGCCCGCGAGGACCAGTTGCAGACGGTTTACGACGCCATCCAACGCGCCATCGCGGAGGGCACCACCTTCGCCGATTTCAAGGCGGACCTGGGCCCCATCATGGAAAAGCGCGGCTGGGCCGGCTACCGGGCCGACAACATCTTTCGCACCAATCTCCAGACGGCCTACAACGTGGGCCGCTACCGGGAGATGACGGAAGCGGTGGCCGAGCGGCCCTACTGGCAGTACAGCGCGGTGAACGACTCCCGCACGCGGCCGACCCACGCCGCCCTGCACGGGAAAGTTTTCCCGGCGGACCATCCCTTCTGGGACACCTGGTACCCGCCCAACGGCTACCGCTGCCGTTGTTCCGTGGTCTCGCTTTCCCGCGCCGAGATCGAGCGCGACGGGCTCACGGTGGAGACCGAGGACCCCACGGGCAAACTGATCCGCCCGTTCGACCCGGAGGGCAACGAACTGCCGGCCAGGAACCTGATGCCGGATCCGGGCTGGGACCACCACCCCGGCAAGGCCGCCGGCGCGGAGGGAATTTAAGATGCCGTTCGACATCAAAGTCGAAATCGAGGACCGGGCCATCCGGGAGATGCTGGAAGCCATCCAGCAGCGCCTGGGCCATATGCGGCCGGCCATGCGCATCATCGGCGAGACCGTGCGGACCTCGATCGTGCGCAATTTCGAGGTGGGCGGGCGTCCCAAGAAGTGGGAGAAATCCCAGCGCGGGGGCCAGACCCTGGTGGACACGGCGCGCCTCAAGAATTCTTTGACGGTGGCGGCCGACGACAGCGCCGTGGCCGTGGGGACCAACGTGGTTTACGCCGGCACCCACCAGTTCGGTGCGAAACAGGGGTCCTTCGGCAGCGTAACGGCCCAGATTAAAACGCACATGCGAAGGGCGGCCTCGGGTAAGGCCTACACGGTCAAAGCCCATACGCGCCAAATGATGCTGCCCTGGGGGGATATTCCGGCGCGGCCCTTCCTGCTGGTGCAGGAGGAGGACTGGCCGGTGATCTTGAGCCAACTTTCCGACTTTCTGATGGGGGAGGCCTGATGGGAACGCTATTGCGATCGCTTTTGAATAACCCGGCGCTGCGGCTTCTGGTGGGCAAGGAAATCAAACGCGCCCACCGCCAGGCCACGCGCCCCCTGCCGGGCGGTACCGGCAGCAGCTTCAAACAGAACCGCCGGCGCGAACTGAAAGCCACGGCACGCCGCCAGCAGCGCCATCTTCACAAAAACGCACGGAGGAGTCGATGAAACGTTTTCAGACCCTGATCGCCCGCATTACCCCGACCGACGGCCAGGCCCCGGAGTGGGTGCTGCTCTTTGCCGCCGGAGAAGGCGAGGTCGAGGGCGAGGGCACCTATCTCGTGGACCGCGCGGCCTTCGATCTGGTCAAGGCCGCCTTCGATCGCCGCGGCATCGACCTGGTCTTCGACTACGAGCACCAGACGTTAAAAGACATGCAGGCCCCGGCCGCGGGCTGGCTCCGGGAACTGCGCTGGACGGAAGGCGTGGGCATCGAGGCCCGCGTGGACTGGACCGAGGCGGCCGCCGCCATGATCGTCAAGCACGAATACCGCTACCACAGCCCGGTCTTTCTGGTGAGGAAGAGCGACCGCCGCCTGGCGGGCCTGCACAGCGTGGCGCTGACCAACGCGCCCAAGACCAATCACTTGAAACCCATCCTGGCCAAGCTGGGAGACACCATCAACGAGGAGGAAGATCATATGCATCCCTTGCTGAAAAAGATTCTGGAAGCCCTCGGCCTGGCCGAGACCGTCACCGAAGACGCGGCGATGGCCGCCGTGGCCAAGCTCCAGGCCGACGCCAAGAAGGCCCCCGAAGTGAAGGAAGTCGTGGCCAAGGACGTCCTGGAGGCCCTGGAGCTCAAGGAGGACGACAGCGTCTCCACCGTGGTGGCCAGCATCCACGCCATCAAGCAGGGCACCAAGGGCATGGTGCCCCGGGCCGAGCTGGTGAAACTGCAGGCCCGCCTCGACGCCCGCGACGCGGCCGAGGCCGTGGACGCCGCCATGACCGCCGGCAAGATCACGCCGGACCAGAAGGAATGGGCCGAAGACTACGCCGCCAAGGATCTCGACGGCTTCAAGGCCTTTGCCGCCAAGGCCCCCGTGGTGGTGCCGCTGGCCAAACTGCCCGGCAAAAAGGCCGAAGCCGACACCGCCGTCCAGGACGAAGCCACCCTGCAGGTGGCCAAGATGTTCGGCAACTCGGCGGAGGACTTGAAGACCCACGGCGCGGCCTGACAGGCGCCAACCGTCAAGCGGGTTTAAACGACCAACACACAAGCCAAGGAGAAGACAATGGCAGAGCGCAATACACACATGAAAGACGGGGAGCTCATCCCCA